TTGGAATCACTCGGTTTTGATAAATTCCTCAGAATCAATGAGGAACTACTTGAAACTCGAGTGACTTTAGACAAGGATATCATAGAAAATGCATCATATTTTATACAAAATATCTTATGGCGCTATTCTACTAGTATCGATGAAAATAATATCCAAGAAGATCTGGATATTAGTCATGTCTATGACCTCTGGCGTTTTGGTCCTGGTGCTTCTAACGAAGTATCGGGGACTCATACGGCTGAAAAGTTATATCAAAACATGACATGTACAGAATCAGCCGAACACCTTGTTTCTAATTTAAGGAAAAGTAACTACTACTTTAGTGCTTTTGATGCACTTAATAAGAATAGTGGTACTTCCTTAGTAAGGGGTTCAAAATTGACAACTGTTCCAAAAAACGAAGATTCAGTTAGGATCATAGCGATCGAACCGTCTGGTAATATGGCTCTACAGCTTGCTGTAGGGCAATATCTCACAAACGTCCTTCGGTCTATAGGTTTAGATATATCAAATCAGCAAGAGAAAAACAAAGCTCTTGCTCACTCTGGTTCAATAGATGGTAGTTTAGCTACTATCGATTTGTCCTCGGCTTCTGATATGTTTACACCCGAATTGATCCGCCTGTTGTTTCCTGAAAAGTTGTATAACCTATTGATGAAAATCCGTAGCCCCTATACAACTATTGGGAAGAATGAGGTCAAACTAAATATGATATCAACAATGGGAAACGGTTTTACGTTTCCATTAATGACACTCACACTAGTTAGCCTTATCTATGCGATACGGTGCCGTCATAACGGTCCTACCCTTTATGTTTCTTGGGAAAAGACTGCGGTTTTTGGAGACGATATTATCGTTCCCTCAATCGAATATGACGAACTCTGTGTTACATTACAACAGGCAGGACTTGTTGTTAACCACGACAAGTCTTACCATACCGGTCCTTTCAGAGAATCGTGCGGTGGAGACTTTTATCTAGGGAAGGATATTACTCCTTTCTATGTTAGGTCTTTATCTACCACATCTGAAATCTACGTAGCTATTAACCAGGTAATAGGTTGGGCTATTAAACACAATGTGTTAGCCCTTCAAACCTTAACCTTTTTAATGAGTTTAGTAGAGGATCCGTTCTTCGTTCCTGAGTGGTCTAACCCTGATCAGGGTATACAGACAGCTCAGGTTGAGCGTAGATATAAGTTCCTACAGCCTATGTCCAAAGAAGTGTCATTGAAAAATGAGCACTTTCTTGGGATGTTAGCTGCTGGTGGCTATGTCTACTCTCGTGGGCCTGACGTTTTGTTCACACCTAGACAGTTTAAAACTAGGTATGTAGTCAGAAGAGGAAGGTTACCGAAAGGTTACCTTTCTGGATACGATCCACGTAAGTGGACTGAGTCCGAGAGCTCCCGTTGTTCCGTTCTTCTTTCTTTCTTTCGTCTCTAGTTTTACTCAGAGACGTTAAAAAGTGAGTTCCGGTCCCGTAGGTGTGGAAACCTATTGGGAAGTGGGGTTTCCCCC